AACGAGCAGATTATTCCGGCTCTTGAAGTCAACGTTAAGAAACTCGGCTGGCACTCGGTGCAATCGCCTTACTACCGGATTATGACCCCGGAGGGGGGACGCCTGATTGCTTTTACCACGGATGACGCCGGGCGCGTGGAAGGCCTGCACAAGGGGGACGACATTAACGCCCCGCTCCTCTGGATCATCGACGAAGCCAAGAATGTGAAGGAGCCGATCTTTACCGGTGTTGACCGCTGCTCTTATAACGCGAAGCTTTTATCCAGTTCCGCCGGCACCAAGCACGGCGCCTTCTTCAAGGCGTTTACTGAACACCGGAGCCAGTATATATGTATACAGGCGGGTTTGAAGGACTGCCCGCACATTTCCAAGGACAAGGTGGAGCGGATCATTGCCACCTACGGCATTGACCACCCGTATACCCGTAGCACCATCTTCGGTGAGTTCATGGATCAGGACGACGTTGACCGTTACATCCTCTCCGACACCGATTTACAGCGATGCATCAGCAATCCTCCTCCGTTCAAGCCGGGGTTCGTGTTTGTGTTCTGCGATTTCGGGGGAGGCAACGACGACAACGTGATCGCCAAGCGTGACGGGAACAAGGTGGAGATCATCGCCTGCTGGAAGGAGGCGAACAAGGAGGCTGCCGCGGGCCGCTTTATCCGCCACTTCGTGGAGCTTAAGGTGAAACCCAGCCAGATAGCCGGGGACGCCAGCGACAAGGAGATCCTGGATCTGATTGCGCGTGGCGGCTGGCAGATCGGTCGGCAGAACTTCGGGCACGTCCTTGTTCACGATCCGATTTATAAGAGCTGGTCCGCGCGGGCGTGGATGGAGGGCGCTGCCTCTATCAGCCGGTGCGAATGGATTCTGCCACGTGACGACGGTTTATGGGCCGAAATGACCACCCGTATGAAGCGCCTGCATCCTTCCGGCAAATGGCAGGCGGAGGAGAAATACGAGATGCGCAAGCGCAACGTCCCCTCGCCCAATAAGGCGGATGCGGTCTTTGGCTGCATGGCTGCCATTGATTACTCGGTTTTCGACAAGGTGATCGACTTCAGCAACTGGCGGGATCAATCTCAGGACATGGCTTACCGTCGTGTGCTGCAGGAGAGCGGCGCTTCAGCCGGAGGATGGTAGAATGGCAAATTTCGAGCACGCCGACGACATCGCAGACGCGCTTAAAGACCGCACCCCGTGGGAGATGCGGCAGGAGACGTGGTATCGTATGCGCCACACCGGTCTCCGCCGGATTAACCCGCCATACCCCGGAGCCGCTGACCTGCACTTCCCGCTCATCGACAGTCTGATGGAGCGGATGAAACCTTTCTATTATGGGCAACTGTATGCCACTGACCAGTTTGCGGCGTTCGTAAGCCTTAAAACCCAGCCGGCGGACACCACTTCCCAGGTAGCCAGCTGGTTCGATTTCCGGCTTAAGCAGCGAACTAACTTTCAGAGGAAGGTGTTAACCACCATCGACTACATGCTGATGGCGGGCAGAGCCCCGATGAAGATCTACTGGGACTTCGACACCAAGAAGATGTGCTTTTCCGCCATCTCACCCACTTATTTTATCGTCCCTAATGACGTCGAGGAGTTGGAGGAGTCCCCGTGGTGCGTGCACGTCATGCTGATGAGCGTAGACGCATACAAGGCGAACCCCAATTTCCGGCAGGACGACGATTTTGTGAACCGGATCCGCGGAAACAGCACGGCGGAGACCGGAATCTACGGCCTTGGGAGCCAGTATGACACCATAAAGCGGCGGGAGGGCATCACTTACACCAAGACTGACGACCAGATCATCCTCTGGGAGATCTACTGCAAGGAAAAAGGCAAAATCTACTTCGATACATACTCCCCGCAGTGCTTGGAGGAGAAAGATTGCGTCCGGGAGCGTCAGTATCTGCCTTATGCCCATAAATGCTACCCCTTCGTATCGTTCCGGAGCGAGATTAAGGACGAGGGGTGGTATTCGCCTCGCGGGATACCCGAAATAGTGGCTGCTTTCGAGGATTCGCTCTGCCGACAGTGGAATTTCAAGCACGACTACATGGATTTCGTCAATAAACCCCTCTTTGAGAACACGCAGGGCATGGGAAATACTGGTGTCGTCCAGTTTCTCCCCGGCTCGAGCCTTCCCCAGGGGTTTAAGCCGGTCCAGATGCCCCAGTTGCCGATATCCTTTGATGAGGAGATGCAGATGACCCGCGCACTGGCCGAATACCGGATGACGATCCCGGATCTGGGGGCCACGCAGCACATGGCCGCCAAGCCGGGCAGCCGCGGAGACACCACGGCCACGCAGATCGAGGCAATCGTCGGCCAGAGCGGTTTAAGCGACGATATGCGCTCGCGGGTGTTCCGGCTGGACTGCGGTGACCTCTTTAAGATGTGTTTTTCGCTCTATAAGCAGTATGACTTCGCCAGCCTTGAGTATGTCCTTTACGACGTGGTGGGGCAGGTGCCCCCGGACGCGATCCAGGGGGAATACGAGATCATGCCCAACGGCGGGGCCGATTCCTGGAACAAGCCGGCGGCGCTCCAGAAGGCGGCGGCCAGATTGCAGCTTCTCGGGGGCAGCCCCTACTGGAAACGCAACGAGTTGGAGAAAAACTTCGTGGAGATCGACGATCCGCGCCTGATCAAGCGCGCCTACACCGATCCCGGCATTGAACTGCAGAATCAGATGGAAATTCAGGCGCAGGAGATCTCGATTATGATTCTGGGGTTCCCGGCACAGGTCAAACCGTCCGACGATGACAAATCCCACATTCAATCAATTCAAGGCTTCGTAGACGCCGAGCTGGCGCAGCAGAAGCCGATTGATCCAAAGACGGCCACACTTCTGCTGGGACACCTCCAGGGGCACATGCAATCACTCCAACAGAAGCGCGATCCGAACCTGAACGCGGTGCGCCAGCAGGTGGCGCCCCTGTTCAACTACCTCCAGCAACTGGCCCAGATCCAGCAACAGCAGGGGCAGCAGCCGGGGAACGTGATCCCCGGTCCGGGGGCGCAGGGCGGACCACAGCAACCGGCCGAACCGCCCACGATCACCGACCTCTCCAAGGTGAAAGTGGATCAAAGCAAGATCCAGAGCGACCGGGTGGGCGACGCCGTCGCGGTGGCTGACGCGGTGGCAAACCTCGTGAAAGCGGGTGTCCACGTGAGCGTGGCGGACATCAACAAGGTTTTGATCGACATGGGATTGCCCCCGGTATTGACAGACGTGAACCAGGCGCCCATAAATCCTCTCAGTGAACCCGCAGTGCCGCCCGAACCGCCTCAACCGCCAGCTCAACCAGCTACAGCACAAACAACTCCGGCCCAATGAATAACCTTATCCGGCGTCTTAAAGCAGCATGGTTTTTCTGGAAACATTTCCCGCCGTCGCAGACACCTGCTGACTACTGGACGAACGAGAACGCCCGTGCCCTCTCTGTATTTCTCACCAGTGACGCCGGAATCAAACTCCGGCACCTCTGGGTGGAAAAGGTCCACATGAGCGCACAGCGGGCCATTATGGAGCAGAATGCGCCCCAATATCACGCGGGCGTGGCGTGGGGCATCCGCGGGATGGTCGCTTTCGTAGACAGTCTTTTAGCAATTTCGCCCTCTGCCAGCGAATGGCAGACGCAGGTGGAACTGGAGGGGGAGTTCCACAGCGTAAACCGATAACCCCGAAAAGGAACCACAAGTGGATCAGCCACAAGATGACGCCGAGGGGGAAGCTCTACGCGAGTTAGGCTTGCAGCAGGACATTGCTGAAAGCCGTCCCGTCTCGGAAGGCGCGACAAAGCCGGAAACACCCGCGCCACCGGCAGAGGCCCCGGAACCGCCTCAACCAAGACCGGAGCAGCCACCCCCTGACTCGGAACCCGAGCCGACACCAGCGCCGCAACCCACGGGTCGTGAGCGCGATGAGCAAGGCAGGTTCAAAACATCAGCAGCAGAAGCACCGCAACCGCAGCAAGAGCCAAAGTCAGCATACGCCCAGGCGCGTCAGCGCCAAGCCAAGGAGGCAGAACGCTATGACCGCAGCTGGGTCAGACTCCAGCAGCGCAAACAGGAACAGGACGCCCGTGAAGCGCAGTGGCAGGAGGCACGCCACATGGAGCAGCTTCAGGCGCAGGCGCAGATGCCGCCCCTTCAGAAGGAGGGGATCGATATCCCCGGTTATCACCGGGCATATCTGGAGTTCCGCGAGCGCGGAGACTGGGAAAACGCCGCCAAGGCGCTTGAAACGGTGTTGGAACTGGAGCAAGCCGGAAGAGAGCAGGTCGAATACCGCCAGGAGGCTCAATACGAGCTTGCCTGGCGCAAGGACATGGAAGCGACGCTCAAGGCGGTCCCAGACCTCAACAACCCCGCCAGCCAACTGGCAGTGGAGACAGACCGGATCATCAACGAGCATCCGTATCTGTTCTACATCCCCCAGGGGTTCAACAAAGCGGTGGAGATCGCCACACTACTGCTGGCTGCCGGTTCGGATTCCGAGTTACGGGAGGAGAACGAACGACTACGCGCCCATATCGAACAACTTCAAAGCTCGTCACAACCCGCGAGGGGCGGACCTGGAAGACCGCCACGGGGGCAACCTACTCGCACAGAGGACATGACAATGGAGGAGGAGGAAGCCTTCCTACGCGACCTGACGAGAAGGGAGGACAGTTTGATGGGGCGCTAAACTTTAGGAGTTTAGATGCCATTACTAACAACTACCTCTTCAGGCATAGTTGGGCAGTATCAGAAGTATTTTAACCGAAGGATACTCCCACATGCCGTCCAGCTGACGATCTACTCGCAGTTCGGACAAAAGGTGCCCTTTCCACGCGAACAGGGCGCCACGCAGATGAGGTTTACCCGTGGCGACATCGCTGCGGCATCCAACGTAGGGCAGAGCGGTGAAGGCGTTCCGACGACCGTGTTCAGGGACTACAACTACACGTTCATCGATGCCACACTGCAGCAATACGACATGGCTGCCAAGATCAGTGATGTCCTCTCATGGACGAACCTCTTCGACACGCTCAAAAACATGACCGGAGTCATGGGCGAAGACGTAGCCCTCCACACCGACAGCAAGATCCGTGACGGTATCGTTGCGGATATCACCGGTGCTGGGAACAGGCGTTACGTCGGAGCCACCCAGACTTTCGCTGGTCTGCAAGCCCTTACGCAAGCGCAGGGGTCCATCACGATCACCGATATTCTGGACGCCATGACGCGGCTGACTATCACCCGCGCGCCATACCTCAACGGGCAGTATTACGCCCTTGCCGGACCGCAAGTCTGGCGGGACGTGCTCAATGACCCCAAAGTGGTGCTCGCGGGGCAATACGGCACTTCCAAGAGCCTCATCAACGGGGAAGTCGGGAAGTGGTATGACGTCTCGTTCGCCAAGACGACCAACCCGTTCATCGAGGACGGCACCGGAACGCAGGGCACCTATGCTGTCCCCGCTTCGGCCGCCAACGCGATCTACCGGACGTTCTGCCTTGGCAGTGACGGATTCGGCATCCCGCAACTGGGAGGCCAGAGCCCGTTCAACCCGAGCGTTATGATCTGCGACAAACCCGACAAGTCGGATCCGACGAACAAGTTCATCACCGTCGGTCTGAAGACTTTCTGGTGCTACGTCACGCTGAACAACCAGTGGATTGTCAGAATGAGCAGCATGTCAGGATACAGCGGATAGAGTCCAAGTGAAATGGCGGCATCCTCCCGTTCATAAAAAGAGCGGGAGGGTTCGCCCCAAACCCAAGCAGAAGCACAAGCAGCACAAAATTCATAAAAGGATCAGAGCAATGCCAACGAAAAAGAAATCAACGGAATCAGCGAGCGACCCGGAAGACGGGGAGCAGAACGCCACCGAATCGGGGGAATCGGAGTCGACTGCGAACTACTCCGGGTCGCCTGCCGAAGGGCAGCCGCCACCTGAGAAACCGAAGAACGCCTCGGAGGACGCCGTCGTCAGTGACGTCGGGGTCACCGAGCCGACCAAAGTCTACAAAGGAGACGGTCTGACCACCTATACAGGCGCGCCGCCCAAGAACGTGGAGCCCAGCGGGGACGAGACTTTCTCGGGGAACTTCAAGCTGACAGGCAAGACGTTTCACGGGAAAGAGATCACTAACGTGGTCAACGTTCCGTCGGCGGTCACCAAGGAGGGTCTCTTCAACATATTCAGAGCCCATAATCCGGACGCCATCCCGGACGGCTTCACTTATGAAGAGATCACGCCACCGGAGCCGCCGCCGCAGAACGGAGGCTGATCATCGTGGCCGACGAATCGATGCCGACACCGGGCAACGGGGCCGACCAGCCGGTGCAGATCGGAGACGAGCTGCCGGTGAAGCTGGACACGCTCATGGTGGGCGGCCAGCGCCCCGAGGTGGGCGATCAGGTGGAGGCAAAAGTGAGCGGCACGGTCAGCAGAATCGTTAATGACTGCTGTTATGTGAGACTCGAGACTGCGAACAACGAGCCGATTGAATCGCACAATGACGACCAGGAAGGTGACGACCTGTCGGAGCAGTCACAGCAAGCCGACATGGCCGGAGTGCCCATCGGCGGCAGTCTCAACATGGGCGGCGCCGGTTACTAGGAAAGGATGGTTGGAAGTGGTCATTGCCTACAGCAGCGATGCAGAAGGCAACACGATCAGACGCATCGTCGCGGGAGGAGTGAAGCGCACCTTCCGCGGCGAGCGCCGGCCTGACCGGCATTTCTCCGAAACGCTCCTGCGCAACTACTACACACTGGAGTGTGAGCAGGGATCGCGCTTTAAAAGCAGTTTAACCAAGGACAGAATCAAACGAACGCATGAGACCGCGCTGGCGCGGTTCAGGCACACAGGAGACACGTTCAGACCATGAGAAAACCAAGAACATCGTTACCACGCGGGATCGCGGCTATAGCGCGGTCACTGCCACCACAGGCACTGGCGAGCATCGGTTCCATGCTGTTCCGGAACCGGATAGGGGCAGGCAGCCAGCCGGTGCCACCGGGTTACGCAATGGGCAAGACCAAGGTGCTCAAGTGCGCCAAGGGCAGCAGTAACGTTCTTTCATCGGCACAGAGGAAACGCCTGCCCAGCAGCGCATTTGCGCTTCCAGGACAAGGCGCTGGCCCTTCGGGCAAAGGAGCCGGCAGTTATCCGATTCCCGACAGATCTCACGCCCGCAACGCTCTGGCGCGGGTATCGCAGCACGGATCTCCTTCACAGAAAGCTCGCGTGCGCGCCGCGGTTCGCCGTAAGTTTCCATCGATCAAACAAGGAGGTAAATAACATGTTATCAAACCCACACACAATCCTGGCGGTGCTCGCATTGCTGTTCGCGGTGTTCTCACTGGCGCCGTGGCCGATGCTGCACCCATACCTCGTGGCCGTGGCGGTCATCCTGCTCGCCATCGCCGCACTCATTAAATGAAAAAACTATTTCTCTCATTCCTTCTAACGATAAGCCTCGCGTGCGTGACTCTGGCCGGCGGAGATGGCTGGTCCCGTGCCGGCACTCACCAGACCAACAACACCACCTGGACGCCGGTATCAAGCACCTGCAATTCCCCGGTCATTTTTATGAATGTGTCCAACGCGGGCACCTCATGGATAATCACGGTGCAGACGAAGGAGTCCACGCCGCGGATCCTCTACAAGGCGACTGCCGCGGTGGGCAACTTCCAGATCCTCAACACTGTCGTGCCCATCGAGTTGACCAACGGGGTGGATTTTACCTTCTCCGGCACCGCCGGGGTGGCTGACTTCTTCTTCGTCTACAAGTAGGAGGTCTCAATGCCCGACATAAATCCGGGGGATGTCTTTGTTGACGGCCAGACGGTTTCTGCGGCGCGGCTGAACAACCTCGTCGGCAACGCCACGATTGACCCCGATTTCATCGACAGCAAGGCCATTGCCGCCCCCAATGCCGCCAACGACGAGGTGGTCTTCTTTCAGGCTACCACCGGCACGCTGAAGAAGGCGAAGGTCCAGAACTTCAACAACGCCGGCGGGAACGTGACCAGCGTCGG